TATATGTACCACCATTTGTAGTAAACTTAACTTTGCAATTAGATGTACTTGTTATATCAATAATAGCTGATGCAGTAATATGCATTGGTCTATTAGCAGTTCCTAGTGCCATACCTGTTCCACTTGCTACTAAATCATAATCTGAGTTGTTTGCAGTATACTTTATTTTTATAAAAACACCACTACTCGCACTACCACTGTCTTGATAAGATACTCTAGTTTGAATTTGATAAACTCCTGTTTGTGGAAAAGTAAATATACCACTACTATGAGTCATTGCAGAACCTATTCTTGCATAACCTGCATCATCTGCTTCTTCCCAATTTGCTGTAATGTCTTCATCTGCACCATTACCACTATTAGAAAAGTTGGAAGTGAATCTCCAATTACCCACAACTCTTTTTAACATAGTGTTGGGGTCTGCTATTAATTTTGCTAAATCTGCTGCCTTACTCATGCTAAATCTCCATGTACTGATGCAAAAATTCCAGTTATATCATATCTTGTTGAGCCTGACCCTGTGCCTAATCGCATAGCACTCGTTGCCAAACCTGTTGTACTTCTATAAATAGTAGGGTATGAAGTGGTATGGTTTGAAGTATCACTTTCATCGTCTTGTGTACAACTTGCAGGAGCATAATCGTTATTTGTAAAAGCACTTGTAAATGTTTGTGTATGGTCACCTGTGCCATTGTCTGTTATAGATGCAATGTTATACGAATCACGAATAGCTACAGTTCCTGTTCCATTCATATTTATCCATGCTTTACCACTTCCATTAAATAATACACTCGTAGCAACACTATTATTACTACTTGCATCTGTTAATGTGTTTACTCTTAATATACTTGCCATTATGCTAAATCTCCAAATACTGTTAAATAACAATCTTCACAATCTGCATCACTAGGAGAGTTTGATACAGAATTATCTACTCTTGAAGTGGTTGTAGCAGGTGTTCCTATTTCAGTTCCTACATAGGGTCTGCCTGTGCTTTCATCATTATTAATTGTATAATTAACACATCTATTTCTATTAGCAAGAGCATTACTAAAAGTAAACGTGTAATCTCCTGTACCATTGTCTGTGCTAGAGGCATGATTAAAACTATCTCTAAATGCTATTGTTCCTGTTCCGTCTAACGTTGCCCATGCTTTACATAGTCCTTGTTGCAGATTGGTTGTCGTTGAGTTTCCCTCACCTGTAACTACTACACTACCTGCTGTGGTTACACCTGTTATTGTATCTACTTTTAATTGACTTGCCATTATGCTAAATCTCCATGATGCATTGCCATGCAATATTTTAAATCTAGTGCAGTGTTAGGGTCTCCGTCTGCTGCGTTTATACGAATAGAGCCTGTATTCATTTCATCATTATGTGGAGCACTCATAAATCTACCACCATTTGTGCTACCATAATGTGCTCCTTGAGTAAATATGTAATTTGTATTACTGAAAGCATTTGTAAAAGCAGGGGTATAATCTCCTGTTCCATTGTCCGTTAATCCTGAATTATTAAAACTATCTCTAGTAGCCACAGTAGAATTACCATTAAAATTTATAAAATGTTTAGCTAACCCTTGTTGCAGATTAGTAGTAGCACTACCTTCACCTTGAATGCTTATAGATGTTTCTGATGATTTTCCTTTTATGGTATCTACATTTAATTGACTTGTCATACGATACTCCAATAACCATTAACAGTAACAGTAGCCGATTGTGTTATAGGACCTGCACTAACTCCATTCTCGTCTGAATCTATTGTTATGTCTGCACTTATAGTTTGTCCATTTAATCTTATAATACTATTGTTTCCTTTAAAGGGATAACGTGTGTCTGATTCTGTTTTAGTGTAAGTCTGTTGCACAGAGAACACATCATACACAATCATCTCTACTACGTCATTTAAACTTGCACCTGTTACTAATACAACACTTGTGCCTGTTGTTGCTGCATAGTCTGTTCCTGCTTTGAGCAACACTCCATTTTGATATACATCCATGTACAGACTGTCTGTATAGCTAAGTGTTAAAGAGTTTGAATCACTACCACTAAAGCTAGTTTGACTAGCAGTAGCTTGATATACAAATCTACTTCTTACACCTGCACTTGGAGTTTTTCCTATATATGCCATATTATTTTTCCTTTATGCTGCATTTGAATATTTAAATGGTGCTTCTGCCCATGCCATGTAAACAAAAGTAGCACTTCCATTTGCACTTGCACCAGTTGTTCTTAGTTTTACCCCATTAGAAAGTAAATCTATATATTCACCACCTGCACCACCTTCTGCATTACTTAAATTCCAAAATAAATAATTTCCAGTTGGGTTATATCCGGGTCGTTTATTATCCATCACAACCCAGTTTTCAGTTCCTGTTGATTTTGCTACAAAAAGTGCAGGTTTAAAACCTAGATGGACATAAGCACCATCTGCATTTCCATTTCCTGTATATGTACCAAACTTTGAATATCCTTCAATTTCTGTAAAGCAATATGCTATAAATGGTCCTTTTGAAGAATTATTTAATCCGTCTGTATAGTTTGTAGAAAATACTGTGCTTGTTGGTCTAGCCAAAGTTCCATTTCCAGATTTATCAATTACTGCTGAAGTTGTGTTTAATTCTAAAATCGTACTTGCAGCCGATGTGCTTGGATGTTGTACAATCCATGCACCACTATTACCAGTGTCTTTAGAAATTACTACTTTTGGAGCAACCCCCAATCCATGTGCTACAGTTGCTACACCTGAACTTGAAAGACTGCCACTATATGTTACAATACTAAACCCCCCTGTTGTATTTACTTGATAAGTAGAATCTATGTCTCCAACACCAGTTTCACTTGCATCATTCGTAGTCGTAGTTCCACCATTAGCCTTCCAATTCCAAGCTACAAAAGTATTAGAACTATGATTGACTAGATGATAACCACTACTTCCAGTAACTACAGTAAATCCGTCAGCAGTAAAAGCTGATAGATAGCCATATTGGTCTTGAGTTGTTTCTACAGTTGTTGCATTTGATTCTAAATGTTTTTCAACACCTCTTGAACTGTCAAATAAAGTATGTTCATTTGCTTGATTTCTGGTCTTAATCCATACTAAATCAGGTTGAAAGTTTACTCCAGTTAATGTTCTTGTAGAATCGTTGCCAGTCCAAGTTATAATATTAAAATTGTCGTCTGCATTTTCAGGTCTATTAGGATTAGCACTAAATATAGGTTCACTTAAATTACGTGAGCATAATGCCACATATCCTGCAGGGGGTGCATAACGAAACTTACCACCACCACCTGTGACACTATTGCTAGACAAAGCTCCTGCAAATGTATCATCTTGTCCAAAGTTCATTGTAATTTTATCATCAGTATAATTGCTTACTGCGGGCATAACAAAACCTACTAAATCTCCAGAATCAGCAACATTATTTCCACTAAATTGTGCTACACCATTATTGTAAATTTTTAATTCCTTACTAACCATATCTAAAGCAAAACCAATTACTTGTCCTTGTGCTATTGTTGTTATGTTTGTTGTTAATACATTATTATAACCATGACTGCCATTTCTTACACCTGTTTGACCATAAGAAACATATTTATCTGTAGCACTTGAATCACCCTCTAACGTGTTTGCATTTCCATTTAAATCTTTGTTTGAACCTGAATTAAAAGAAACAACAGCCATGTAAGGAGTAATGGTGCCTGTTGTATTTATATATCCTTCCCAATACCATTTACCACTAGATACAGCAAATGTAGCACCAAAAGATTGAGCTGCTGGACTTCCAGAACTTGTCGTTTGCAAATTACCTTCTGTAAAAACCCCTTTGCCCGGATTACGAACTAATGGACTCATAGTACAAAAGGTATTTTCTGGAGTATCTATTACCACATCTGATGCTGCTAAATTTGTAACTGCAAAATGTTTAGTATTTCCTGAAGTATCAGCACCTATGCCACTAGCATTTTGTGAAGTGCCTGTTTGTAAATACTGTAGACGATATCCATTTGTACCAAATGTTAAACCTGAAGTATCTATGGGAATCCATACATTATCTACCTCTTTTCCAAAAGAAGTAGGAGTTAATTGTGACCCATCAATTTGAATACACTCTGCTAAATATCCGTCAAAATATAAACTAGATGTTTCTCTTCTACCCCAATAAATTTTATCATTGTTAATAAATATTTCTGCATCTTCACTAGGATTATTTGTTGTTCCAAAAGATGTCTCTTGAACACCATTAACATAAACTTTAATTCTATCGTTTGCAGTGCTTTGTTCAGAATCAAATGCAACTACTATATGATACCAATTTGTTACATCCCGAAATACTCTGTTTGTTGTTCTCATGGCAGTGTCACCAATTTGCACTGTGAGAGTATCTGCTGCTAAAAACCCTATTTGATTTCTGTCTGTTCCACTTCCTGCGTAGTTTGACCACACTCTCATATCATCACTTAAATCACTTCGTTTACACCAAAAACTTATTGTGCCTTTTGTATTAGAACCACCAGACAAACTAGCTAATTCTAAATGAGGACTATCTCCTTGATTAAATCGTAAAGAGTTAGATATTACGTCATCAGGTAAATCTGTTTCAAACATCCATTGTGGTGAAGCCATTAACATAATTAACTAAAAGCCTTCTGTATCTTACCGAGCAAAATACTATTTGATGCTTTAACTATATAAGGTATCACATCTACTGCACTTGCAGCAGTACTTAAATTAACACCTAGTCCACCTGCAGTTTCAAAGTCTGTTCCTAATGTTAGTGTTCTACTACCTGTGCCATCTTGAATACAAACAATGATACCTGTCTGTCCTACATTCTCTGTAGTAGGATTAGCAAGTGTTACGTTACCTGTGAACGTCAAAACAAAGTTAGTATGATTGTTAAAGTTAAGTGTTACTGAACCTGAGTTGCTAGTGTCTACAAGAGTAGAATTAGCATAGTCAATGCCACCTGACCTTACTTTCGTTAAAGCCATTATTTACTCCTTATGCGTAAGGACTTGCACCCAATGTGCTTGTATCCCAAGCTGCTTTTAATTTAGCAATAGTATCTGCACTTGATATTGCACTTGCTGCAGGTGCATCTCTAAGTGCTTTCTTTTTATTTACACTTGCAGTTTTTGCACTTGCATCATCAGCTTCAAGAGCTTTCATATAAGCTACGTCTTCTGCCTCTAGTAGAGGTGCTCTGACTTCTCTGATTTTATCTTGAAATATCTTTTTAGCTTCTGTCATATCTTCGGTAATAGTCGTACCTGATGTAACCCAAGCATTTCTAAAGTGTCTATCAGAAGGCATTTTAGCTCTTGATGCTTCTAACGTATTGCCTTTCATATCATTAATATATGTTGTTGCCATGTTTATCTCCTTGTTAGGCTACTTGTTCAGTGGCATGAACGTCTTCGTCAATCTTCCAAGCATTTCGCCACACTCTTGTTGTTGGAAGTTGTTCTTTTTTACATATTACTAATCTAGGTTTATTTGCCTTTTCATAGTCTCTCCACACTCTTTGTGGTATGTCTTTCATAATTAAATATTCTATTGCCTGTTCTTCTGTCATTGCATCAACAGGTTTAGTATTATGCAGTAAATAACCTCTTGTATGATTCTTAAAATCAGGTTGTGCTTCATCTTCTGCTAATGCCCAATATACTTCTACAGGTGGTAATATGCCACCTTGCAATGCACAAGCCATCCAATTAGGGTCAGGTACAGTTACCTTTGCACATTCTTCAGGTGCATCAGGGTCTTCCCATACTATGCGATAATCAGATTGTTTGCCTTCTAACTTTTCTTTTGCCCAACACAATCTATCCCAAAGATGTGTGCCTTGAAATTCAGGTGTTTCTATTTTTGTCATG